CAAGCAGAATTTCTTCCAGTGCGTCGAGGATTTGGGGCGTATCTGGCTGGATCAGATGCGGTCCTACTATGGGGTTCGCTATGTGGACTTGAAACCAACCGAGGAAGAGAAGCAGGAGATGCTCTACCTGGGGCAGGTGCCGGACGACAAGCCGCGGCCCACGGAGTTTGACTTCTCCCTGCTCAACCAGGTGCCGTTGTCCATTAAGCTGGACGTGGGCGGCTCGGCCTACTGGAGTGAGATTGCGCAGATGCAGACCCTGGACAATCTCCTGATGAACGGCCAGATTAACGTGGTGGACTACCTGGAGCGGGTGCCCAACGGCTACATCTCCAACCAGCAGGAGCTGATTCAGACCCTGCGGGAGCGGATGGGGATGGTTCAGCCAGCCATGCAGGGGCAGACGGGAGCCGTACAGGCTGGGCAGGGTAACACAATCGACCTGGCGGCGGGTTCCGGCTACGGGAACCTACAGAGGGCCATCAATCAGACCGGCATGGAGGGAATGGACCTCTCCCAGATACGGGTATAGCGGCGGACCAGCCGTGACCAAATAAAAGCCGCCCAGACCAGGGCGGGAAGGAGCGAAGCAATATGGACGAGACCATGGAGACCGTGCAGGGCGACATTGAATCCGCCTGGAGCGCGGAGGACCCGGCGGGCGAAGCAGAGGGGACGGAGGCGGCGGCTGCGGCAGACCAGCCGAAGAGCGGCGAGGAAACCCCTCCTGCGGAACCAAAAGCGCCGGATGCGCCGGTAGCGCAGCCGGAGCTGTTTACCCTCAAGAACCGGGACGAGACCCGCCAGGTGACCCGTGACGAGCTGGTCGCCATGGCGCAGAAGGGGTGGGACTACGACCATGTGCGGCAGGAGCGAGACCAGCTCCGGCAGTACCGACAGGAAGCGGATCCCGCCCTGGAGCTGGTGAAATCCTACGCCCAGCGCAACGGTATGTCGGTTGGCGATTACCTGGACTATTGCAGAAAGCAGGAGCTCATCGCAACCGGCATGAACGAGCAGGACGCGGCAGCCAGGGTGAGCATGGAAAAGGAACGGGCCGACCTTGCGCGGCAGCGGGCCGAAATCCAGGCGTATCAAGACCAGCAAAACAGCGTTCTGAAGCATGCTCAGCAGCAGGCCCAGGCCCGGAAGCAGGACATTGAGGCGTTCTATCAGTCATACCCCGGCGTAGATCCCAAGAGCATTCCGCCCGAGGTGTGGGGCGCGGTGCGCGGGGGCGACACGCTCACAAATGCGTACACCCGCTGGGAGAACAAGCGCCTCCAGGCCGAGCTGGCCGCTGAGCGGCAGAACAAGGCCAACCGGGACAAGACCCCCGGCAGCCTGGGCGGGGACACCGCAGACGACAACGCCGGCCTAATCTCCAAATACTGGGACGAGGTAGATTAATGAAAAGAGCCCAAGAGGCCGAACCGGAGACGGTGAGGCCCATCCCTCCGCCCGGTTCGGTGAGGGCGGAAAGGAAGTATTATGGCAATCAATTTAGCGGAAGCCTTCTCCAAGAAGGTAGCCGAGGCATTCAAGCAGGACTCTCTGACCGACAGCGCCACCGGCCACGACTACTCCTTCTCCGGCACCCGCACGGTGCGGGTGTGGAGCGTGGACACCGTGCCCCTGGTGGACTACCAGCGCACCGGTTCCAACCGGTACGGCACCCCCGTGGAGCTGGGTGATACCGTCCAGGAGATGACCATGCGGGACGAGAAGTCCTGGACGTTCACCATCGACAAGGGCAACCAGTCCGACCAGTACAACATCAAGGGGGCCACCCGCGCCGCCAAGCGGCAGATTGAGCAGCAGGTCATTCCCTATGTGGACAAGTACCGCTTCCGCGAGTGGTGCACCAATGCGGGTATTATTGAGGGCCTGTCTGCTGCGCCGACCAAGGGCGACATTGTGGACGCGATCTTCGACGCTGGCGCGGCCATGTCCGACCGGCTGGTTCCCTGGAGCAACCGCACCCTCTACATCCCCAACGAGTATTTCAAGCTGCTGGCCCTGTCCGACCAGTTCATCTCCATCGAGGCCCTGGGCAAGAAGTCCGTCAGCAAGGGCGAGGTGGGAGAGATTGACAATATGGTAGTCAAGCGGGTGCCCGCCTCCTATCTGCCCGCCGGGGTGTACTTCCTGGTGAAGTACAAGGGCTCCACGGTAGACCCGGTGAAGCTGAACGACATGAAGATCCACCAGGATCCGCCCGGCATCGGCGGCAATCTGCTGGAGGGGCGCATCTATCACGACTCCTTCGTGCTGGGCACCAAGGCCGACGGACTGTATGTGGCCGGAGCATCTGGCAGTGTGACGGCGGCCCCCACCATCAAGGACACCACCGGCACGGTGACCATCACCAAGAAGGGCACCTGCAAGTACACCGTGGATGGCACCGACCCCCGCTATTCTGCCACGGCCCAGGTGTACTCCAACACCTTCAGCGCGGAGAAGGGCGTTGTGGTCAAGGCCGTGGACGTGGAGAGCGGCAAGTTCCCCTCCGCGGTGGCCAGCTACACCGTAGTAGGCGCCGGAGGTTAAGCAGAAACGGCCCGGGCGGGGCTCAGCCCCGCCCGACTGCCAACAGAGAGGAGGAAGAACGGCGTGGCAACGACCGCCCAATGGATTTTTGAAAAGGCCATGAACCTGATGGACGAGGTGAACGAGTCCACTGGTGCCACCGACACGGCGGATACCCGCGAGTATAAAAACCGCACAATCCCCATTCTCAACATACTGCGGGTGGAGTGTTTTCCGGCCTCGGACACCTACCGGGTGACGGAGCCGGGCAAGCGGCCTATCTGCCCGGAGATTGCGGACTTTGACACCCCGATCGGGCTGGACGACGGTATTTGCCAGGGCGTTCTTCCCTATGGGCTGGCGGCCCATCTGCTGCTGGATGAAAACCCGGACGTGGCCGCCTACTTCAACCAGAGGTATGACGAGCTGCTGGAGGAGTACCGCAGTGCGATTCCGGCGCAGGCGGAGGACATCGAGACCATGTACGGCGGGATTGAGTACGGATGCTTCGGGAGGTGGTGACGTGGCGAACATTGTCAGCACCAGTGAGACCAAAATCTATCAGATTAAGAAGTGGCTTGGCCTGAACGAGTCTCCCGACGGCGACACACACATGAAAATGGGAGAGGCCGCCGAGATGCGCAATTTCCGCATTACCGCCGAAAACCATCTGCAAATCAGGCCCGGCTACGGCCTCTTGGCGGAACTGTCCTCCGGGAACCCGGTCCGAGGGATGTGGAGCGGCTACATCGCGGGGAAGCACCATGTTCTGGCGGCCTGCGGCGGACACCTGTGGGACTTGGATCTGGAGGAGCGCACGGCGGCGGACAAGGGGGCCATCCACGACAGCCAGACCTCCATGTTTGGCTTTTCCGATAAGCTCTACATCCTCACCGGCACGGAATACTATTCCTGGGACGGTGAGGGGGCCCCGGCGGCGGTGGAGGGATACATACCCATTGTCACTACTGCGGCCCCGCCCACCGGCGGCGGCACGCTTCTGGAGCCGATGAATCTGCTGACAGGGAAGAAGAGGGCGGAGTATTCCCCGGATGGCGAGGCCAAGGAGTTCCAGCTCCCTGAGAACAAGCTGGACGAGGTCATCTCGGTGGAGGGCACCGAGATCAAGTATACGGCAGACCTGGAAAAGGGAAAGGTGACCTTCGACTCTGCGCCGCCAAAGGGTGTTAACACAATTACCTTTACATGGCGGAAGGGCACGGGAGAGCGGGCCAAGGTAACCGGAATGCGGTTTGCAGAGCTCTACAACGGCGAATCGGACAGCCGGGCATTCTTGTATGGAGACGGCACCAACGAGGCGATTTTCTCCGGCCTGGACGAGAACGGGCAGGCGTCGGCAGAGTATTTCCCGCAGTACAACACGGTGGCGGTGGACAGCGCCAATACACCCATTACCGCTATGATCCGCCACTATGACCGCCTACTGATCTTCAAAACAGACTCGGCCTACTCCTGTTCGTACTCCACCCTTACCCTGGGGGACGGCAGTGTGTCGGCGGCGTTCTACACTTCGTCGCTGAACCGCTCCATCGGAAACGCGGCACCGGGCCAGGCAAAGCTGGTGGACAACAACGCCCGCACAGTCTACGGGCGTTCGGTCTACGAGTGGTCACTGGCGGCCAACTCCGTCCGCGACGAGCGCAATGCCAAGCGGGTCTCTGATAAGGTGGCCGCCACCCTGGGAGCGTTTGATCTGACGCAGGCCATTTGCTTTGACGACGAGTGGAACCAGGAATATTACATTTTCTACGGCGGGCAGGCCATCGTCAACAACTACCAAAATAATTCCTGGTACTTTTACGACAATCTTCCGGTAAACGCCGTGGTGGCCGTGGAGGGCACGCTCTATTTCGGGACGCTAGATGGCCGGATCATGGAGTTCTCTAGGGAGTACCGGAATGACAACCTTGAGGACATCAACGCATACTGGGAGAGCGGTTCCATGGATTTTGACCTGGATTGGAGGCGTAAATACTCCTCCACCGTCTGGACAGCCATGAAGCCGGAGAGCCAGGCCATTGTGACGCTGACGGCGGAGTCCAACGTCAAGTCGGAGTACCCGGACAAGATTGTCTCCGCCGGTCTGGCGACCTTCCTGAACATGAGCTTTGAGCACTGGAGTTTCGGCACCAACCGGAAGCCGCAGCTCATTCGCTCCAAGCTGAAGGTGAAGAAGGTAACCTACTACAAGCTCATTATCCGCAGCAAGTCTGCCTCCGCCACGGCGACCGTGCTTTCCGTGGATTTGCAGGTGCGCTACACCGGAAACGTGAAATGAGGTGCTTTTGTGGCAATCACACCTTTTGAAAAGGACATTGAGATCATCCAGAAGCTGGACGACGAACCCAACGACGTACAGGGCCTTACCCCGGAGGAGCTGAAAAAGCGATTCGATCAGGCGGCTATCTGGCTCAAAGAGTACATCAACGGGACGCTGATCCCCGCCATTACCGGGGACGGCGGCACCGGCGGCGCGTCCAACATTGGCGCGGCGGTGGATGACTTCCCCGGCGAGACGGTGCAGGAGGTGCTGGACGCCTTCAACGACGCGCTGACCGACCGCTATACTAAGTCTGAGACAAACAGCTACGTGGGCCAGGAGACGGAAAACCTGGTGGAGACCGTGCATGTGGATCTGACCACCGGAGTGATTACCGTCACCAAGAAGGACGGCTCCAAGGAGACCTTCGACACGGCGCTGGAGAAGGTGCCTGCCACCATGGCCCTGGTGGACGAGCAGGGCGGCACCTATCTGGTAATCACCAACGTGGATGGCAGCCAGACCAAGACGGATGTTTCCAAGCTGATCGACACCTACACCTTCCAGAACTCCGCCGAGGTGGCCTTTTCCGTAGACGGGAGCGGGAACAATAAAACGGTGACGGCCTCCATCCGCCCCGCCTCCATCGGCCCGGATCGCTTTACTTTGGAGGTTACACAGAAGCTGGAGCAGTACAACGCCACCAGCAAGGCCAACGCCGATGCGGCGGCGGCCTCCGCCCAGGCGGCCAAGGCCAGCGAAACCAACGCGAAAGGGAGCGAGACGGCGGCGTCCGGGAGTGCGTCCCAGTCTGCACAGAGCGCCGGAGCGGCATCCGGCAGCGCATCCCAGGCCGCGCAGAGTGCAGGGGCAGCGGCGGCCAGTGCGGAGAGCGCACAGAGCAATGCGGCCCAGGCACTGGCATCCAAGAACACGGCTGCGGGCAGCGCCACACTCTCTCAAAGCTGGGCTGAGGGTGGAACTGGAAGCCGGGAAGGCGAGGATACCAACAACGCCAAATACTGGGCGAGCGTGGCGCAGGGTGCGGCGGGCGGCGGTGTGACGACCTTCAACGGACGCAGCGGAGCCGTGGTTCCCGCCGAGGGAGACTATACCGCGAAAATGGTAGGGGCGAGGCCGGAAAGCTGGATACCGTCGGCGGCAGATACCGGGGCGGTTCCCATCACCGAGAAGGGCGCGCCCAATGGGGTGGCGACGCTGGGGCAGGACGGGAAGCTGCCCCCCTCGGAGCTGCCGCCGATGGACTATGACCCGGCGGGCAGCGCGGAGGCGGTGCAGCAGGCCCTGACCGCCCACACCGGGAACAAGAACAACCCCCACGCCGTTACGGCGGAGCAGGTGGGGGCTCTTGCAAGTTCCGGTGGAGTCATGTCCGGGGCAATCAGCATGAGTGGTCACAAGATAGCCAATCTGGCCGCTCCTACTGACCTAACAGACGCCGCCCACAAGAGCTATGTGGACGAGCATGTTGACCAGACTCTCAAACAGAAGCTTGGCTATAAACTGATAAAGGAATACACATCACCAGGGAGCTACACCCATACGTTCGACCGCAAATATACAGATGTTTTTGTGGTTGTGGTTGGTGCTGGAGGAGGCGGAGGTTCGAGTGGAGAGCGCGGTGGAGGTGGCGGCGGGGGTGGGGCCGTAGCGTGTTTCCATGTTTTGGATAGCAGTACAATTCAAAACAATAATATTGTTGTTGGAACTGGTGGAGCTGGTGCAGTCTCTTCTTTGGGACCGTCCGTCACTAATAATGGCTCCGCTGGTGGGAGCAGTAGCGCTTTTGGTATTACCGTACCTGGTGGCAGTGGTGGAAGAGCCAATCTTGGTGGCATGGGTGGTGGCTACGCCCCCAATGAGATTGTTCCTGGTTGGCTCATGATAGGTGGTAGTGGTGGTAGCCATAATAACAATGGCGATGGCGATGGCAATGCTGGGCCTATTATTTCTATTGTTGGGTTTAAACCTTTCGGTGGCGGAGGTGGCGGAGGGGGCAATCCTAGTCTTAATGATCCGCCAACTCCCGGCGGAAATGGCGGTGACGGTGGAGCCGGTAATGGTGGCGCTGGAGCTACCGGCCAGAGCAATGCAATAATGGGTAAAAACGGTACCCGCGGTGGTGGCGGAGGAGGTGGTGGAGCGGGATGGACTTTTCGTTCCAGCGAGTATAAGCCCAGCGGCATAGGTGGCAAAGGCGGCGATGGATATGTGGCGATTTACGGTAGGGAGTGATTTTAATGAAAACAGTCTATTTAAATGAGGATAACACTGTCCGCGAAATCATCCCGGAGTATGCACTCCCGCCAGAGAAGTGGTATAGCGAGGCATTTGCACGACGCTGTGTAGAGGTACAGGACAATGTGGAGCAGGGGTGGCGCTACAATCCCGAAACAGGACAGGCCGCCCCGGACACAAGACCGTCGGGGCCGGAATCGCCCTCTGAGGAGGACGTCACCCTGGACATGCTGGCCGACCATGAGGAGCGGCTGTGCATGCTGGAACTCACCACCACCGCCACCGTTGCCACATGAGAAAGGAGATAGCATGACAACCGTATATAACCTCTGCAAGCTGCTCATCCAGAAGAACCGAACCGATGGCCTCCAGGAGAAGATGGATGTCTACCTGGCCGCCGACCGGCTCACCCCGGAGGAGTACCAGGAGCTGGCCGGGCTACTGGCCCCGGAACAGTAATCAACAGCGGGATCGCTGGATAAAAGGATGTGAATCAAATGAGTAAGCTCATTACATACATCCCGCTCTCGTCCGTGGAGCGGATTGAGCTGAGAGTCACCAACTGCCGCAAGACGCTCTCTCAGGTCAAGGCTGAAACAAAGGCTCATTACGTGCTCAATGGCGGCATGTGGAACCCAGACGGCACCCCCTGCCCGCTGCTTAAGGTGGGCGGGGTCATGCTCTCCGGCACGCCCTGGCGGCCGATGGGCTACGCCTGGGACAAAGGCCCCGACATCCGTATGACCTCCGAGCACGAGGGAGCGGATAACTTTATCGCGGTGACTGCCCTCATTTCCTCCGGCAAGCCGGTGGATAAGCCTTCCTACGGCTCGGCCCAGGGCGGCAAGAGAGGGCGCAGCGCCATCGGCCTGCGGGGTGGCAGTCTGGCCCTCTATTGCTCTGGCGATGGGACCGAAGACGCAGCCACGCCGGAAACTCTGAGGGACGAGCTGGCCGGGCTGGGCTGGTCCTCCGCCGTCATGCTGGATGGGGGCGGCTCCAGCCAGTGTGACTTTGGTGGCGAGCGCATCACCGCCAGCCGCAAGGTGCACAACTGGATTTGCGTGTATCTCAAGCAGGCGGGCCAAGCACCGCCGGAACAGGAGGACAAGCCTATGAACAAGCACACTGTATGCCTTGACCCCGGACACGGGCCGGGCAACGTCAACGGCTCCCCGGATGGTACATACAAGGAGTGGGAGTTTACCTGGGATATGGCCCAACGCATCAAGCCGTTGCTGGAGGCCCAGGGGGTGGGTGTGGTGCTCACCAAGACCGCGGACAATTACCCCAGCCTGACGGAGCGGGCAGAGACCAGCAATAAGGCAACGCCGGACTGCTTTGTGAGCATCCACACCAACGCCGCCGGGGAGGGAGGCTGGTCAAGCGCGTCCGGGCTGGAGATCTACACCAGCGCCGGGCCCATGACGGCCCAGCGCAATGTGCTGGCCTCCAAACTGGTCAACGCCTTCCATGCCGCCGGGGTGTCTCTGCGGAGCGAACCCATTAAGCATGAGATGTATACCGTGCTCGCCAAGACGGACGCCCCCGCCGCGCTCATTGAGTACGGCTTCCATACCAACAAGATGGACACGGAGTATCTCAAGGATAGCAAGTACCGGGACAAGCTGGCCGAGGCCACCGCAAAGGGCATCTGTGAGTTCCTGGGCGTAGCGTGGCAAGGCGAAACGGGAGCGGACAGCGCGGAGGACACCCCGGACGTTTGGGCCGCTGAGGCGTGGGAAAAGGCCATGGACAAGGGCGTACTGGACGGCACCCGGCCCCGCGATAATATGACCCGGCAGGAGCTGGCCGTCGTACTGGAGCGCTTAAACCTATTGAGCTGAACAAGCTGGAAAGGAGGACGAAATGGCAAGCATCAAGGATTTGCAAGACCAGATGAACAAGAACTCCCAGGCGTGGCATGGAGCCAATAAGGCCGAGCAAGACCGCCTGCACAAGGAGAACGAACGCCTGCAAAGCCAGATTGACAGCATGACGGGAGGAAGCTCCACCTTCAATCCCGGTACTGGCAAGTGGACAACCACGGGTGGCTCCAGCGGCTCCAAGGGAAGTTCTTCCTCCGGGAAAGGAAGTTCAGGCGGGGGGAGCTCGGGAAAGGGGAACAGCGCCTCCGGGGTAGGAGTAAACACCGGAATCCAGCAGCAGATTAAAGACCAGATGAATCAAAACTCAAATGCCTGGTGGGGGGCCAGCGACGAGGAAAAGAAGCGGCTGGAGGAGGAAAACAAGTATTTGTCCGGCCTGTTGAACCAGAACGGGGGGAACGTCAGCTTTGACCCGGTTACAGGTACTTGGAGCGGCAGCGCGGGTGGATTGACAACGCCGCAGCTTCCTCAAGTTGAGGACTATTCCAACTATCTGGAGGAGATGTATGCGGCGCAGAAGCGGGCCGCTTTGGCGCAGATTAACAACGCCTACCAGCAGAACGTCAATGCAATCAACCGGGCGGGGGAGGGTGTGGACACCCGGTATCAGAACGCCCGAAACCAGGCGGCAGGGGCCAGTGAGCTGGCAGCTCGTAACTTCAATGAGTATGCGGCGGCGGCTGGTTTGAACTCCGGCGCGGGCGGCCAGGCCGAGCTGGCCCGCAACGTAGCCTTGCAGAATAACCTGAACGAACTGAGCACAGCGGAAGCGCAGACCTACGCAGACCTGGAACAGCAGATGGCGAACGCCGAGGTGGAGTACAACAACGCCATCGCGGAGGCGGAGGCCAACGGCGATGCCGCTCTGGCGGCGGCCTTGTATCAGGAAAAGGTGCGTGTCCAGCAGGCAAACATGGAGGCTCTGATGCAGCAGTATCAGATGGATCTCCAGAATCAGCAGCTCCAATATCAGCAGCAGCAGGATGCAGCCAGTTCAGCTCTGGCCGAGCGCCAGCAGATGGCCCAGTACGGAAACGCCTTTCTTGAGATGGGGCTTATGCCCTCTCAGGAGATGCTGGACGCCATGGGCATTACGGCGGCGGATGCACAGGCGTATATCAATCAGCTTTCGCTCCAGGCGTCCCTCACGGCCGCGGGAGGCCGGAGCGGAAATGCCGGGAGAGGTACTGGAGGAACTACCGGCAGTGGCACCGTCGAGAACGTATCCGCCCCAACCTCTAACGCAGGAGGTTCGGTTGGTGGCAACCAGGTGCAGGGGAACAATTCAGAATGGAGTGGAATCGACATGTCCAGCGTGACGGCGCTCGGCTATGGGCCGGTCAGCAGGGCCTACCTGGAGCAGATGGTGGATAGTGGACAGGTGGAAGCATATCAAGATCCTGCTACCGGGCTGATCAAATTCCGGCGCGGAACCACTTCGACAGTCCCTTCCCGGCCCAGTTTCGGTAATATTCAGTCCTTGATTTAGAGGTGCCCTTATGGCGAAGCTGTCAGAGCTGCAATCCAAGGTAACAGGGAGCGCAATCAATGTTGACCCGCTTGGGAAAAAGCGGCCGACAACGCAGACGGTTTTTAACACCTTGCAGCAGAGTGTATCACAGAGCGCTGCCCCGTCTCCACGTATCAGTAAAACCACAGCTCCCTCCTCTTTGCCGGAGAGCAAGGGAAAGAAGGTCACACTTCCGACGGTTAAGCAGAAAACCAACCCCCTGACCACCCCAGCCAAGAGTGGATTTTTTGAAGGTCTCAGTATTTTGCCGTCTTCTGCGGATGAACTCATTAGTCCATACGCATGGGGACGGGCTGGTACCGCTCTTTTAGGGGCGGCGGAAGGGGTTACAGACTTCATCGGCAGCGGCTTCTATAAGGGAGTGCAGGGGATCAGTTCTCTTGGTGGCCTAGCTCCCAACCCGGTATCAGAGTGGGCCGGCCGAAACGCAGATGCTTTTTTAGATAACAGTATAACGCAAGACCTGGAGCAGAAACTGGCGGAGAAGTACAACCCCAGCCAGGGCGCGCAGAACGTGACGGGTATCGGGCAGACCGTGGTGCAGATGCTGCCCGGCATCGGCGCGTCCAAGGTCGTGTCCGCAGCAGGGAAGGGGCTCAACGCGGCCCAGGCGCTTTCCCGCGGGGAGAACGTGGGCCGGGCGCTGTTCGGCATTCAGGCGGCGGGCAACGCGGCCAGCCAGGCCAAAGCGGAGGGGGCGGACACCGGGCGGGCGCTGGCCTTTGGCGCGGCCTCTGGGGCCCTGGAGACCGCCATTGAGGGCATCGCGGGCGGCATCCCCGGCCTGGGCGGCGGAAAGGTGGGGAAGATTGCCGAGGCAGTCAAGGCCAGCCCCCTGGTCAGCCGGGCCCTGGATATCGCAGGCGAGGGCGGCGAGGAGGCGCTTTCCACCGTTCTCACCCCTTATTTGCAGCGGGCCATTTATGACCCGGACGCCCCCAACGCCACACCGGAGGAGATTGCGCAGAGTGCCATCATGGGCGCGGTGGCCGCCGGAGTGCTCCAGGGCGGCCTGGAGCTGCCGGGGGCGATTTCTAATGCGGCGTCCGACATCAGGACCACCCGGAGGGCTATCGGGAGCAACGAGGACATTGCCCAGAGAGCCACCGCCAATCTCCAGGCGGGTCAGAACATGGCCCGGTATTCCAGCGGAAATCCGCTGGCCGTTACCTTACCGACGGTCGAAGAGTCCAAAAGTGGCCTCTTCCTGCCCGGTTCCCCCGCCTATCAGCAGGCGGATAACCGCATGCCGGGCGAGCAGGTTATCCGGGCGGAACTTCCTGGAGCTGGGCAGAAAAATGCAGATGTGGAACCTCTTGTTTCAATAGATAATATACGCCGGTATCAATCTGCAATCGACGGCGTTTTTATGGGCACGCTTCCTACTGGCGCCGATATCGTGCTCGGGCAGACGCCATCCATTCTCGCTGAGTATGGAGCGCCTGCGCTTGATCTGCACATGCGGCAAAGCGTCGCAAGGAAAATTGCATATCCATCCGGATATATGGGTGGAAAGCATAATCTTGGGCTATCAGCGCTTAAAAATCTCCCTTATCAACTTGCAGACCCCATTGCAATTATAGAGAACCCGCAAAGCAATTCGAGAGGTCTTGCGAGTAAGATCGTTCTTACAGAATGGAACGATTTGGACGGAAAACCTGTTATTATTCCGATCCACCTAAATGCACAGGGTGCAATTGATGTTCAAAACGATGTTGCATCTGCATTTGGGGCGGATTATATCCAAAGAATCATTGGTAATAATGGCGAAAATGTGTTGTATACAAAAAATAACGAGGACATTTATCAGCTTCTTTCCAAAGGGCGTCCAGTGCCCCAGGCGATGGCTGATGATGTCCTCGCTAGAAACAGTATACCCCCAGCCGGGCAGGATGTCAACCTACAGCAGGGCGATCGCGGTGAAACACAGGATCCGCCCAGGGAGGGGCCTGGGCCTGCCTTTGAGACAGGCCCGGAGAGTTCCGTCGGCGCGGCTCGGAAGGGCTTCGACCCCTGGTCGGAGTTCCAGGGCACCAAGAGCGAGTTCTTCCCCGAAGGGGCCAACGTGGCCCGCCCGGTGGACGTGCCCACCACCGACCCGCAGGGGCGGCCCATCCGCAAGACCGCCTCCACCGCCATGGGGGCAAAGGCTATTCCCGACGAGGCGGTGGGCGACATTCAGAACATGGTGCTGCGCGGGGAGCTGTCCTATGACCGAGTGAGTGACAGGACCTCCATCGACCGGGCCGTGAGAACCATTGAGGAGAAGGGCTATCAGCGGGCGTTGGAGGAGTTCTCCACCCAGGTGCGCAAGGGCTTGGTTTCCAAGGACATTGCCACCCTGGGGCAGCAGCTTCTGGTCAATGCAGCCAACGCGGGAGACGGGAAGGCCACGGCGGAGCTGCTTTCCCTCTACGCGCAGATGGAGACCACCGCCGGGCAGGCGGTACAGGCGGCCTCCATCCTGCGCAAGCTGGCCCCCAGTGACCAGCTCTACGCCGCCCAGCACGTGGTAATTGAGCTGGAAAAGACCATCCAGAAAAACTATAAGGATCTGGAGATCACCATCGACCCGGCGTTGATTGAGGAGTTCAACCGGCAGACCGACCAGACGGGCCGGGACGCAGTGCTGGATAAGATCAAGGATAACGTGGCTGCCCAGGTGCCCGCCACATGGCAGGACAAGTGGAACGCCTGGCGGTACATGGCAATGCTCTTTAACCCCAGGACGCATATCCGAAACATTGTGGGCAACGTCGGATTTCAGCCGCTGCGCTGGACAAAGGATCGGGTGGCGGCGGTCATCGAGGCGGGAGTCTCCAAGGCCAGCGGGGGAAAGCTGGAGCGCACCAAATCGTTCGTGGCCAACCCGGCGCTCTACAAGGCGGCGTGGGCGGACTGGACAAATGTGCAGGACGTGCTTTCCGGGAATAAGTATGACGACATCAGGAGCGACATCAACAGCCGCCGGAGGATTTTCAAGACACTGCCGCTGGAGGCGGCCCGGAAAGGGAACTCCGCCGCGCTGGAGTTTGAGGACGCCATCTTCAAGCGCATCACCTATGCCGACGCCCTGGCCGGATACCTCCAGGCCAACGGCGTGACGGCAGGGCAGATGCAGAATAACACGGTGGATGCGCAGCTTCTCAGCCGGGCACGGGACTACGCGGGGCTGGAGGCGCTAAAGGCTACCTATCAAGACCGAAACGCGGTGTCGGATTTTGTCTCCACTCGATATCAGGGCAAAGGGAGAAAGATTGTAAACTCTGCGATAGACGCGGTACTCCCGTTCCGGCGCACCCCGGCCAACATCCTTGTGCGGGGCCTGGAGTACAGCCCGCCGGGGCTTTTAAAGGCGATTACCTACGATCTGATACAGGTAAAGCGCGGCAAGATGACTGGAGCGGAAGCCATCGACCACATTGCCGCCGGGCTGACCGGCTCGGGCCTCATGGCCCTGGGCGCATACCTGTTTGCCCAGGGGATTGTCACCAGTGGCGGCGGGGATGATGAGAAGCAGGACGCCCTCAACGACCTGACTGGCGGGCAGAATTACGCGCTGAACTTGCCTGGCGGCGGGAACGTCACGCTGGACTGGCTGGCACCAGAAGCCCTGCCCTTCTTCATGGGCGTGGAGCTGATGGACTCCATGGGGCAGAGCGGAAACACCACAGACAGCATTATGAACGCCCTGAAATCCATTTCCGATCCCATGCTAGAGCTGAGCATGCTCCAGTCACTAAATGACATGCTTGACAGCATTTCTTTCTCGGAAGGAAAACTTGGGGAGCTAATGGCCTCTATGCTGGTCAGCTACTTCACCCAGGCCATTCCTACCCTGGGCGGCCAGATTGAGCGCACCGCAGAGGACAGGCGCATGACCACCTACACCGACAAGAACCTGCGGCTGCCCACCGATATCCAGTACGCCATCGGGCGGGCCAGCGCCCGGATTCCAGGCTGGGACTACCAGCAAGTGCCCTACATCGACGCCTGGGGGAGAGAGGAGAAGAACGGGACGCTGCCCATGCGGGCCATGAATAACTTCCTGAATCCGGCCTATACCTCTAGCATGCAGGTGACGGACGTAGACAAAGAGATTCAGCGGCTCTACAGCCAGACTGGGGATGGCTCCGTAGTACCGGAGCGGCCGCAGAAGTACATCACGGTGGACGGCGAGCGGGTGGATCTGACCGGGGAGCAATATGTGGAGTATGCCACAAAGCGGGGGCAGACCCAGTTTAAGCTTCTGGAGGAATTGCTGGACAGCAGTCTGTACCGAAGCCTGAGTGATGAAGAGAAGTCTCAGGCGGTGAGCAGCGTGTATAACTACGCTGATATGCTAGGGAAGGCTGCGGTCAGTGATTATCAGCCGGAAGATTGGGCGGTGGAGGCCCAAAACGCAAAGAAAGAATTGGGCATTTCGACATCGGAATATCTTCTGCTGCGTGGGCAGTATGGGGGCTCTCTCCTCAGCGGAAAGAAGGTGCGGGAGGCATATCAGGCCGGTATGCCTGCACAGGACTATCTGCGCTGGGCCGTCCAGGAAAAGGATACGGACGGAAGTGGAAGGACGAACCAGGCTGAGACCATCGCCGCCATTGAAACCAGTGGCTTGAGCCAGGAGGAAAAGGATGTGCTCTATGCCGTGGAACAGGTATCGGATGCAGGGCGCCGGAAATGGGAGCGGGCACGAGACTGGGGCCTGAGTGTTGAGGACTACCAACGATATTATGCTATCTATTCCGGAGACGGAAAGAAGGAGGAAAAGCTGACGGCATTGCAAAGGGCCGGTATGACTGCGGCCCAGGCAAACTATTTCTGGAACCTTATGAGCAAGAAGTAGAAAGGAAGGTACTTACCATGAAAGAACGACTGTCCAGACTGCTGACCGTAAAATCCATCGTCACCCTTATTCTGACGGTGGTATTTGCTTATCTTTCCGTCAGTGGGATGGTGGGCATCGACCAGTTCCTTACCGTGTTCACCGTTATCATTGCGTTCTACTTCGGAACACAGGCCGAGCGGGCACAGGGGAAGGGGGCGTGACCGATGTCGGAGCACGAGTGCAGCGGGACGGACTGCGCTTCCCTCGTCCGCATCAAGGCACTGGAGAGGACGCTGGAGGACGAGAAGAAGGAGCGCTCACGCTCTCACGAGAAGATCTACAACCGCCTTGGGGCCTTGGAGCGTGGTATGACGGCTGTTACCACCCAGTACAGCCAGATCATTGCACAGCTTGCCACCATGTCCGCTGATATAAACGCCCTGAAAGAGAAGCCGAACAAGCGCTGGGAGACAGTGATCACGGCCATCATCACCGGAGTGGTTGGATTCCTCTTGGCCAGGCTTGGAATGGGGTGAAGGCATGTCAATGGCCCGCGTGCGGTTCCAGGAGCGTTTCTGACCTCAGAAATGAAGCTGGCAATCCAGAAGGCGATCTGGGATTGGGAGCACGAGAAAATAGTGGAGGGCATGGCCCACATCAAGGTCATGCTTGACCAATACAGACTATAAGAAAAGCGCAGGGGTCAACGCCCCTGCGCTTCTTGTTCGGCTTCGACCTGTAGTTTTTGCCAGGCGGCCCGACTGATATTGTAGACGGTTTGACGAGAACACCCTAGCTTGGCGGCGATAACTGGCTTGGATTCTCCACGCATCAGAGCCAGCAACACCCTTCGCTCCCGGCTTCGGCGGGGGAACAATTTATAAACCAGAGCAAAAAAGTCCTGGTCCTCATAGGATTGGAGAGCTGCAATGTTCTCCTCGGATGGAATGTCCTCCTCTAGAGAGTCATCCGGGTGTATTGAGCGTATGTAATCAATGATGTTGCAGCGGATGCAGCGGCGGGCTAGAGGCTCAAAGGGACGGTTTCCGTCCCACCTTTTGGTTGCTTCCCATAAACCGATCAGACCATTTTGTAGGGCGTCTTCGTCTTTAGCTGCCTCATTGGAGACAGAATAGGCCACGGAGCGTACCAGATAGCGATATTTGATAATAAGGGCCTCCTCCTCTGCACGGTTCAAGGTCTATCCCTCCTTCGGCGGGTCGGGGAGGGGCATCCAATGCGTAACCTCCATTGACCCTCCACCCATCTTTAGACCTGGTGTATAAACTTTTCCATCTTCCAGTCTAAACATCCAGTTTCTGAAGCCTGTAATAACGGTTAATCCGTCGGTAACTAAGACCATCTCATTTTCTTTTTCCGGCAGCCTCTCCTTGACGCTAATCCACCCACTCATGCTGTCCGCCCTCCCCGTCGTGGATGGAGCCGATGATTTCTTCCTCACCAGTCCATGCGTATCCTGGCATCAAGTCAGATAGATAGATTGCTGGCATTCCTCCGATAAAGGTTCCGCCGTGTTCCTGAACCCATACCACCTCATGGGTGCAACCACGGCTGCATTTTACAATGTCCCCAACAAACACTTTCTTCCCGTTCTTGTCGGTCAGGCCGGTGTACTGGCAGAGCGTGGAAGGGTCGACCTCAAGGCAATTTACAGTAGAAAAAAGAGACTCGCCCTTCTTGTAAAGCACAGCACTCTCAGATGGTAAAATCGATCGCCCTCCATCTGCAAACGAAATCAAGCTTCCTTCCACCCACTCTCCATTATCCAACCGCTTGGCTTTGAAAAGGATTTCTCTCATTGGGCACCTCCGATTGTTGGTATATAATCCATACTGAACGGAACTTCCTCCATCATTGCTCCGCAAGGGCAGGTATACAGTTCGACCCGTTCATCTTCTGAAATATCGTCAGGAAAGTCTACGCTGAAAAAGAACCCGCAATCAGGGCATTTCAAGGAAATCATTGGGCACCTCCGATGATCTCGTCAAGGGTGACGGTTTCTCCGGGGCGGAGGGAGGGGAACAAGTCTTCGTTGATATACAGGTGGTCAAAAACGAGGTTGCTGTATGGGGCTGTCATTGCTTTGCTGTGGCGCTTGATGGTACCATCCTGCCCAAACAAACGCCTGATGACCTTCGCGTCCTCCACCTCCTGCTCCGTCCAGCGGGGCTTTCGGATGATGCGGTCGGGGTGGTTAATAATTACAGCCAAATCATCCTCATTGTAGCAAGGGCTCCAGAGATCTCCCGTCTTATAATATCGCTTCCCGTCTGCTCCAATTTTGAAGGTGCCTCTATTTACCTGATTTGCGCCGAAATCGTATGTAAATTCTTCGTCTACCTCAACACCCAGCACCTGCGCAATTCTTGGTTTATTCACTTGTTGTCCTCCTCCTTGATTTTCAGGTACTTTTCGATGGCTTTTCCCAAAGTTAATGTATCATCCTCCACCACCTCGAACCCCATCAGGCGGGCGGCTTCGTGGGGGCGGGACCTTCTAAACCCAATGCAATTTTCTTGGGTTTGGTTCATCGGACATTCACAGCAATTTCTACCCCTACAAAATTGCCCGTGTGCTTGCTCGTCTGTCACCACTTCCCCCGTCTCAGGGTCCCGAAACTTCATGGTCGGCCTCCTTTCGCTGGCCGTAGGAGCAGAAATCATCCGGGCCAAAGTTAATGCTAAACGACGCTCCGCCCTCATGGTCTGTTGCAACATCATCACTCTCACATTCCATGGTATAGTGATTGAACCACTTACAATCCCGGCACCTGACCACAGGCACGGCGTCGATGGTGGGCAGGCTATCAAACATCCGCTGCATGACAGCTCCAGTCACCCCATCACCACCAAAGCACTCTCTGGCTTTATCCGCATCAACTAGTCTCATGCTCGGCCTGCTCCTTTTCCTGCTCCCTCCGTAGTGCGGCCTCGGCTTCCTCGCGGGTCAGAAAAACAGTTTTGCCTATATCTGACATATAAAAACTCCTGCTGATTTTATTGTAAGCCGTAATAGCCGAGCAATATATATCGCCATCACAAGCGACCCCTTTAATAGATACATGATTCCCCTCAATTGGGAAATGTACTGTAGAAAACGCCGACTTTATAAACCAAACTGTGGCGTTTGGCTTACATTTGAGCACCACGCACCGCCCCTCATCGTCGGCCTGCTTAAGTTCGCGGAGGCGGTCAATGGGGCCGAGAGCACGATATTGCTCTAACTCTTGCTTGTCCAATCTTAGGCCCAAAACCTCACCCTTAAGTTGTTCAATTTCCCCTGGCTCCAAGCCAGTCTCCTCATAGGCTGCGAGGCGGTCAACGTGCGGACCGTAATCTTCTCCTCCTTCGGCATCGATAGCTACAAACCATTTTCCACCACCATGCCCATTGTCACACCAGTATGTCAGTCTCTCCATGCTCACCCCTCCTCCGGGCCGCGCTTTAGATACTTCGGCATACACTCTGCCCAGGGCCCCAAGATGCTCTCTGCCTCTTCCAACGCATCGGTTTCGTAGCTATGCGGGGTTTCCTTGTCACTGTTGACATACGCAAACCACATCATAGCGAGAGCCCGCTTCACCTGCTCCAGCTCGGCCCGTAGCTCCTTGTTTTCGGCCTGGAGCGTGGAGAGGGTGCTCCGAACTTTCTCCAACACGGTCCTCATGTTCTGGATTGTATAATCGTCCCAGCTGGTTATCCAGCTCAGGAACAGGGCCTCTCTCTCCGTCAACTCTACACCCCGGAAAATGTCCTCAAATTCCGCTGGGATTTTCATTATTTTTTCCCCTTTCCGGCAGCCCATCAAAGGCCGTCCAGTATTGGCCGTACAGATCTAGGCTAAACGGCTTGATGTGCTTGCAGTAGAGGTATCCATCCCTGCACCCCTCTGCAATCTCCAACCCGCCCCATTGGAGCTGAGCTATGCCTGCCCCCTCAATGTAGATTGCGGTCTCCTGGGTGATGGATTCTAGCTCCTGGCGGGTGTATTGGCGTCTCATGGCGATACCTCCGGCAGGCGGCGGTAGGCAAGCCATGTTTGGCCGTATAGTTCTCTATTTCCGTAATCGTACTGGTCAAACGCCGACACAAACCAAGCCTTAATATCGTCAACGGTATGCACTAACACCCAGCAACTTTCCCCATCTTCCAGCTCGACGATATATACAGGCTTTTCCACCATATTGCCCAGCTCATTCCATGTCAGCGGCTCGTTCGGCGGGGTGAGGGTGGGCAAGTGCTCCACTAGATACTCCGCAAGCCATTCTGCAAAACTTCCGGTTTCCGGGTCTGTACGCTTGGCTTTTATGATGAGGTCAAGCATCGTTTGCTTGTCAATCGCTCTTTTCATCTTTCAGCGTCTCCAATCTCTTCCCCTGTCTGTCCTTCGCCACTGGGGTTATAGGGCGACCACAATTGGGGCAGTAGTGCATATTTCCAGATACATCAATAGGCCCTTCAAAAGGTCCATAAAACTGAACCTCTCCAATTGCTAAACCTGCGTCTTTGCAAGCTTCGCACCCCGGCCACACCCGCTCTACCTGCTCCCGGCTGACGGGGCGGAGGGCGGCAATTGCCATCTTAGCGGCTTCAACCTCAGTCGGCTTATATGTCCAGTATTCGATTATGTTTTGCAATGACTTGATCGCTTCTTCCCGCGTCATGGCTGGGCCTCCTCGTCCATGTACTTTTTCCGATATGCGCACTCCCGGCACCTCAGCGCCTTCTCTCGCTTTACCATATCCCAGTGGAGCACGTCGGCTTTGTAAACCTCAAAATCTTGCTTGTTTTGCAAATACTCCATTGTGTTCTTTGCGCAGGCAGAAATCTTTGACCACATGACTTGGATATAGTACACAATCATGACCACCACGGTAAATGCCCCGGCAATAATGACTACCAGCGATGCAATCCCCATAGCGTACAAAATCAGCGTGTTCATTCCATCCCCTCCAGCATCTCCTCCGCGCTCAGAATCGGCGCGCGGGTGTTCCATATCTGCCGTGCTTCTTCCAAGTCGTAGCCCGCCGCCATAAACCCACACAGGCATTCAATCATTACGCATGCCATTACAGCCCTGTGCTTTGTGTCTTCACCCCTGCAACCCGGGCATGGCAGTAGCACCCCCGCATCCGTCAGCCGCTTGGCCGCCTCTTTATTGCCTAGAAGGGCTAATTTGATATCATCCATGTATAATTCCCCTCTCTATGTCCGCTATGGCCCGAAAGATCGGATAAAACTGCTGGGGCACTACGGCGTTTCCGAGGCATTTAAGTCGGTCCACCCGAGAGGGAACCCCATAAGATATTCTACCCACGTCGGGTTCAGCTGGCCACCAACCTCCGTTTGCAACTGATGCTTCCTGTTTTTCCGGTAATCCTTGCATCCCCTGTTCTTCCAGTCCGTTGCAATCGGCGTTGGCCACATCTTTACCATCCCGCTCAAATTTGGTTCGCCTCGGCTGTTGTGATAAAATTCCCTGTTTGCCGAATCTGACGCAATCGGAGTTTTCCAGAGAATTGGGTCTCCATCCTCTCCCGTTATGTTTTTCTTCCAGCGTTCTACACCCGATAATTGCGCATCTGTCCCTCCTGTGCGGGGCATCAACGGCACAAGCCGGAATAATAAACGCTTGGACGGCGTAATCCTCGCTTTCCAGGTCAGCGCACACCTGGTCGAGCGCCATATTGACGATCCCAGCAACGTTCTCGCCAACAACCCAAGCGGGCCGGAGATCCGAGATAACTCTAAGCATTTCAGGCCAGAGGTAACGGTCATCCTCCTTGCCTCTTCGCTTTCCGGCAACGCTGAACGGCTGGCAGGGGAACCCTCCTGAAATAACGTCAACTGTTCGCATTCCTGTCTTTTCATAAAAACTATCTCCCGTCAGTGTTCGTATATCCTGCCAGCGGGGCACATCAGGCCAGTGCTTTTCCAGCACGCGGGTGGGATAATCCGCCCACTCGCACTGTCCGACGGTGGTAAATCCGGCCCACTCGGCGGCAAGGTCAAGTCCCCCGATGCCGGAGAAGAGGGAGAGATGCGCCAGTTTCGTCGCCTCGTGGTCGCCCAGAAGGGCGCGCGTCTTATCGTCCATTGTTCGGGTCCTCCTTTATCATCGGCCATTGAGAAATGCCATTCTGGCTTGCGGAGACCTACTGTTTGATGGCAGGTTATTCCGAACCCTCCATGCGGCGATTGGATTTTTTGATAAGCCAAAGTATTTCCCAATTTTGATATCGCTCATGCCCTCTTGGTACAGCCGCATGCAGACCGCCTCGTCAAATACTGCCTTTGGGCGTCCATTTGGATTCGGCGGGGTGCGTTGAACTGTCTTTTTCTCTGTGCAGCGTGCGCCCGGCGGGCAGATCAAAGAGCGGGCATGCCCGGTATAGCCTATGTAGTCGCAGCAGTACAGCCCGGCGGTGATATAGCATCTGTAGATGCAGTCAGCACAGTGCTTGTCCATGTCCTACACCTCCACCACATGGATTCCGCGCCCGGCCATGAGTTTTTTCTTCAGCTCGTATTCTTTGGTCTTGTAGCCCTTCACATCTTCTACCACAGGCAGCCAGTGAATAGCGCCTGTGCAGTCCGGCTCTGTAGGGCGCTCGTATGCAAAGTCGGCCCGGTATTTGATGGCCCGCACACGCTCCCCCAGCGGCGTTGTGAACGCCTCCTGAAGCGTGAACTCCGGCTGGAGCTTCAGATCCCGAATCTCTCCGGCACACAGCCGGAGCATGAGCTGGTCATACCGTGCGGCCTCTTTTTGGCTGTCGAATATAATGCCGTTTCGCACAGCCTTCTTGTTGCCGTATTTATTCGCCATTACTGATTGCCAGCCGTTCGGCTAGCCCTCCAATCATCTGTTTTATGTCGCTGGGCAACGCCTGGAACTCGGACTCCTGTTTGGCTCGCTCCTGATAGGAGCGCTGGAAGTTGGAGCCGATGACGCTCTGCACCGTGTTGGCATCCATCTGTGCCCATGCTTTGAGCTGCTCCGGTGTCCCAACCAGACGGCGGAGCATGGGCGGCAGTCTCTCGAACTCCTCCCGGCTGTTGTAGGCCGACCGCTGCACGGCCCGCCACACCAGCCCCCAAGCCTCCTGCGGGGCCATCTGCGGCCGCTCCGTAAGCTGCCTTATCTTAGCCTTTACCGCGCCGATATGGGGTGGATAGCCCTTGCTGTCGGTGGCGATCAGCGCCTTGACTGCGGCGGCCACAATTGCGGCATCATCCTCGGCAAACATATCTGTCCACAAGGAGATGGTGTCCAATGCCTCCTGCCGCCCCACGTCCCGGTAAAACTGCGGGTAGGCACCACGGAGCACAGACATGAGCTTAATCACGTCTTCGCGTTTCACACGATGCCCTCCTCTCGGGCAATATCCAGAAACACATTTCCGCCCCTCCGCGGGGCCTGCCCGGATTTGAGCCGGTCGAAAATGATGCCTTGCCAGTTGTTCGCCATGCACTCCCCGATCAGGTCAATAACAGCCTGTTCCCCATAGGTCTCCGCCGCCTTCTGCACCTGAGTCACCAGAGACTGGAGGCCCGTGGGCTTGTAGTCCTGTCGCTTCTCATGCTTATACCGAACCCAGGCGGAAAAGGCACCCTGGAGGGCGGGTGAGCCCCCCGGAAGGGGGGTAGGGGGGATATGTTCTCCTTTTTCTTTGCCTTCTTCTTTTCCTTTTTCTTGGGGGGCGTTCGGGAGGCGTTCGGGGGGCGTTCGCCCCCGTTCGCTACCGTTCGCACCCGTTCGCTTGCCGCCGAGCTCGCCGTTTTTTCTGTTCTTGGCACACTTTTTGGCGTATTCTTCGTTATCCCGGTCTATCTGGCTTCTGAATGCCGGGAATAGGTATCGCTCATTCCCACTGAGCTGTGGCGCTTCGCCCGTCTTGCTGTATAATAGGCAAGCCGTGAAAAGTCGTCCCTTCTCAGCATCTGTGAGTTCCTCCATGGCCTCCAGGTAACTGTGATAGGCCGGGAAATATTCCCTTGCCATAAGACGCCCCCTTAAAACGGGAGCTCGCCGTCCCCATCGGCTAGTTCGCCGAACTGTCCAGTAGGCGGATAACCGGAAGTAGGAGCAGGTGCCCAAGCGCTCCCTCCCCCAAAGGCGGGAGAGGGCTTGCGGTTCTCTGCCAGGCGTTTAAGTTCCGGCACCTTGAAATCTCCCTTTTGGATCGCCTGGATAGAGCGGGTCTGGTACACGTACAGCCGGGTCTTTACATCGCCGGTGTTTTTGGTATATTCCTCTTCGCCCAGCACCAGGCCGAAACGGCGGCCAACCATGTCACGCAGATTGAACTCGTCGAAGCGGTAGCCGGGGTTGGAGTCTTCCAGGGCGGTCTTGAAGGACTTGAAAAAGCCCAGAGCAGAGGGCTTGTAGCTGCGGCGGAGCTGAATAGGCCAGAATCCCGCACGGGCGAAAGTGTCGCTGTTATTCCCCTTGTATGTCCCCTCAGCAAAGTCCCACTCAATCAAGAGGTACTCCTTTTCCTCCACGTCTTCCACGCGGCAGATTGTTGCAATATAAGCGCCGGGCTTGGGGTTGTCAAACTCGGAAGCCTCCTGAACCTCGTCCCAGTTGATTTTATTCATGCTCGGTTTCCTCCTTCTTGGGGGTCAGGCCCCAGTATTCGCGGATGGTGGTGTCCACCAGCTTCAAATCGTTGTCAATCTCTTCCGGGAACATGTCAATGGGAGATTTCGCAGTACTGAACCCCTCGGACTGAGTAATGAAGTAGTGCTTGTCCTTTTCCGCCCGGCAAAGGAGGACGATGGAGAACAACCCCTCTACCGTCAGCTTCTCGTCCAGCATCTTCCCGATGGTCTTTGCTTTCAGCGTGCCGTCCGGGTTGGACTCCGTGTGATGGAGAAAGTAGACGATGCAGTCCCTCGGCGTCTGTGTGATGACAAACTGGATCAGGTTGCGGAAGTTCAGGGCGATGTC